GGGCACCCAGCGCGCCATACAATCGAATCGTGGTTAAGCGCGCCATGGCTTAATCTCCTGCGGCAGGTCTTTGTGCCGAACGCAGATCATCGTCCGGTCTTTAAAATATCCACGGGCATAAGGTGTGATACAGGATGGCTGGCCGTACAGGTGGTGCAGCAGCTCGCCCTCTTCGGTGATGATCCCCGCATGGTTCCACTTGTCCGACTCGACCTGCATGATGACCATGCAGCCGGGCGCCGGGTCGCATTCGACAAACCCTTCCCGCTCCCAGTTGTCAAAATAGAGGTTGTCCGGGTACTGGCTTTCCCACCATGGGTAATCAACGCGGAAATCGTTAAGCATCACGCCCTGAGTGGCGTGCCAGTCCATGACCAGTCCCCAGCAGTCGTGCGAACCCAGAATGAACGGGCGGCCAATCAGCGGTATGGCGTCCGGCGTTACTTCTGCGTATTCATCGCAGTCCGGAGCGTAGATGCCCCAGACCACGCCGGAGTTATTACACTGCTGGCGATCGAGGTCAGACGGGATAGGCCGTGCGCCGTCGCCCGGGTGGGAGTGAATGACCCGGATAATGGTTCCGGCATCCTCAGTATTCGCCCAGTGCTGACCGTCAATTCTGAAATGCTCGGTCGGGTTTTCGTGGCTGTTCGGCACAGGGATATAGCGCTGGCGCCGTCCTGACTGAATGACAAAGCCGCAGCACTCGCGTGGGGATTCCTCCAGCGCATGCGCCCGGATCGCCGTCATAATGGTTTTGTTCATGGGTATATCCGGTTATCGGGAAAAAAGCACGGTGGCTGGATAGCCCCCAAAATCGAGGGTCGCGGTATTGGGTTCAGCCAGGCCAGCACCGAATCGCTTACGGCAATCACTTAAGCAGCCGCCGCACACATCAAACGCCGGGTCGGACACAGCATTGCCTTTGGCGTCAAAGTACGCCGTGCCGTTGTAGGCGCATCCATCACCGCTGCGGTACTGTCCTCGCAGCGCCCACTCGCAGAGTGAGGTGATCTGCCGGGTGGGTATGACCAGGTTCTGCAGGTCTGCGGGGCTGCTGAGCGACCAGGACACCACCTCGTCGTCTTCCGAGGTTTTCGTGTCCAGCCAGAAGGTCTGCAGGGAGAACATCGTCGGATCTGCTGTCGGATTAACACTGCCGGGGAAGTTCACCGCATCAAGGTAAACCGCATAGGTGTCGATGATGCTCACCTTCGCATTCACCATGTCCTTAAACTGGAGACAAAGCGCGGTGATGTGGCCGTCGAGGTTAGACACGCTGAGCTTTGGCTCGGCGGCCTGATCCGTTGAAAGCGACAGATCCACTACCTGAAAAGGCCAGAACTCGTATGCGTTACCATCCCAGATTATCGGCTTCGGCCCCAGTTTCGACTCATCCCCGTTTGCAGCGTCAATCTCTGCTGGCGTGTGGGGGAATGGTGCGTAGTGAAAGCGGTGGATCCCGCCGCTGAACTCTGAGGCGTCTACTTCGACCAGGCGGACCCTGCCCCCCGGTGCCAGCATCGCCGCCTGATCGACAAGTGCCATTATGCGTATACCCCGTAGGCCCGCTTGATTGTGAAGGTCAGCTCAGAGAATTTGCTATTAAGTTGGTTTTTCCGCACGGAGTCAGCGACAACCCGGTACAGCCCTTTTACCTCACCTGGCGGCGTGATGATAAAGGCCTTGACCGTGTGGGCAAGCAGGAAGTCGCGGATCGTGTTCACTTCCGCCTCTGCCCCGACGTGCTTCATCGGCACCTGAATAGCCGTAGAATTAATGCCGTTTTCGGCCACCTGCTCATAGCCATCGCCAAACTGAGCCGATCGCACCGTCTGACCATACTCGAGAGGCCCGGCACCGAGCTGCGAACGCCAGTTGTAGGTTTCAACTGCCATATTTGCTCCATAAAAAAACCCAGCCGGAGCTGGGTTTGAAGGTAAAGGATAATTTAGAATGAACAACTACGTAAAAACACAGAAGGTATTCAAAATGGCAAAATTCGATCGCAATCTTCAAAAGGAATTATTGGAGCGTTTAAACAGCTCATTTCCAAAACCATTAGCTCGGGAGACATACACAGAGATTGCGAATTTTTTTGAAGATGATGACCATTTTGTAGCAAACCTTCTCTATCTGGAAGAACACGGTCTTATCCATAGCGGTTTAATTAATAGTATGGGCGGATATGCTCTTAACTCAGGAATGATGAAAATCACTGCTAAAGGAATTGATTTTATCCAGCAGGATGGTGGTCTTTCGGCCATCCTCAATGTCACCACTATCAAGTTCCACCGTGACGCGGTCATAGTCCTGGAAGACCTTATTGCCATATCTAATCTAAACGATGCTGACAAGGAAAAAGCGAAATCAGTTTTAGGCGAACTCTCAACAGATGCCCTAAAAACTGTCGTTCAAACAGTAACTACTGCTGGCTTAGCCGTGCTTATGCAATAATAAATAACCAACTCATGGTAGTGCTGTATTATCACATCGTCTTGCTGTAGAGGAATGAATGAACCGGATTTGGTTAATACTGTTAGTCGTAATTATCTGCACTGGCTTGGCGCAAGATTACATGGATAGAAAAACAGCAGAACGTATAACTACAATCAGGCAGTCATGTGTGACGGGGCATGGTTGCCAAAATATGTAAGCCCACCTGAATGGGCTCAAAAATCATTGCAGAGGAAGTGGTTTAACATCAAGGTTCCCGCTCGGGTCAGCAAACAACCTCACCGCCTTTGTCTCACCATCTTTCAGTTGTACATAACTCCCTGCAGGGACATCATCGGCAATGCAAACCTTACCTTCGCCTTTCATAGCTACGCTCCATTCGCCGGGGTGTAGGTGGAATACCGCTTTCTCCCCAGCATTTAAAATGGCAGACCTTTCGTTATTTAAGTAAACACCCATAAAGCATCCGCTACCCAGAAGGCCACGATCTCTGACAACTATCAGCGTGGCATCCGACGGGCCCGTAGGAGCTTGGTATTTGAAAAGCCTTTCCGCTGGAACCTGCGCGGCCTTGCTTGGCAATACCGCCTCAGTAGCACACCCAGAAAGGCAAAACGCAACGGCGCTAACAAAGAGTAATTTCACAATCATCCCCTGATCAGTATGGTTTTGAGCATAATAACCAAGGGATGCAGTGGTGTAACCAGGTGCGGGTGATATTACTGTCTCAGAATCAAAATCAGGCAATTACTTTGCCTGGAACTGCCTACCAAGCAACCCATCGCTTCGGGCGGCTCTCGCCAGGATCTCAGTTACCTTGGCTTCAATTTCCTTTCCTAAAGCCCTGGCGGCGGCATTCCCATCTCCAGATGTGGTTGATGACGCGTTGCCTTTGTTATCCACATAGATGTCTATGTTGACCTGCGGTTGCGCGCCACCCCCACCTTGCGCCCTGACGCCAAGCCGCCCAGCAGAATCACGGGTCAGAGGCATAATAGCCTCAGCGCCAGCTTCAGCAAAAACTCCACCCTTGGCAAACTTGGATGCCCCCTGGAATGCGAAATATTGAGGAGAGTCGTAGACGCCATTCACATACTTACTCAGTCCTGGAGACTCATACACGCCGCCTTTTGCGTTAAATGTGACCCCAGATGCAGCATTGGTGTAAGCTCCTCCTGGAGTTGAGCCACCACCAGCGCCGCCGCTTATCCATCCCATGGCCGCCTGCACCGTATAGGCGATCATCAGGCGATTTGTCACATCCAGGATCATCTTGAGCATCGATCTACCGAACTCTTTAACAGACGCTTTGCCGGTTGTCATAAGTTCGGTCAGCATGTCAGATAATCCGGTTAGCGTTGAGCTGGCTACATTTTTCACAGCGTCATAGGTATTAGTAGCCGCATCGAGGTATTCATTCCAGCCACTTACTGCGCCAGCCTTCCAGTTGCCGCGCAGCTTATCTTCTTCAGCATAATATTTCCGAAGCGCAGCTAACTCTTTCTCATAGCCAGCATCTTCAAGCTTACCACCACCATTCAGCCAGCCCTGACGGAGTTGCGCCTCTTCCATCATACGCTGGGTTTGGCGGCCGCTCAGCCCGGCGCTATCTCGCAGAGCATCCGTTTTTTCAGACATCTGAGTGACATACTTATTAGCCTGCTGCGCCAGACCATTAATCTTCTGCTGGGCCTCAACTTCCTTATTCTTCTGATCCACCACCTTGGCGGCGTTCAGAATGGCCTCGCGGCTCGACAGTAGAGATTTCTCCTGAGCCGTCAGGGCGCGAGTTTTGGCGGCCTCATCCAGTTCAGCAAAGTGAGATTGCTGTTTACTGAACTCGGTGTTTTTGGCGTGGGTCTCGCCGGTCTGCCGTAGGGTTTCGAGAGTTTCCGTAAGGGTTCTGGCTTGGGCGCGGTAGTTCTCCAGGGTGCGATCGCCCGCATCCAGCGTGGCCTTTGCTTCTCGGGTCTTTTTGGCAGAGTCTTCGGCAAGTTTCGATACCGCATCCCTCGATTCGCGGCTCGAGCCACCCTCCCCTTTAACGGTGACACCTCGAGCTTCGGCTTCATAGGCTGCCTGTGCGTTAGGAGCAGTAACCCGCTTCCATAGTTCGTCGTAACGCTTTTTATTCGCCGCGATCTCTTTGTCAGTTTCAGCCCCGGCCTTTTTCATGGCCTCGAGATCCATGCCGAGGAACTCAGTAATCGCACCGCCACCAGGTATTTTTTCAGCCCAGCCAGCTAAGGTCCCGGTAAATTTGGCGTCCAATGAGGTGATATTGAGAAAGAGATCCTTTATCGATGCCTTAACCAGATTAAAAATATCCAGTATCTGGTTTCCCCAGGCGCGGACGGTAACCCCAATATCATCAAAGGTGTCAGATGATATTTTCTTCAACCATTGCCAGGACTGCCCGATATTGTCGGTCGCCCTGGTGGTCTCATCTGCTCGTTTTGCCATTACGCCAGCAAACAGATCAATGGCTTCGGTAACTGCCGCCTGCTCCCCTTTCTGCTTACGCAGCTGGATGATGTGCTTCATCATAGCTTCATCGACAAAGCCGTATTGCTCATTCAGGCTGGCCAGTCCTTTCACTGGATCACTGACAATCTTACCAAAGTCGGACATCGCCGCCTTGGTGTCGTTGCCCGCCTTGCCCATCAGGGTGATGGACGTGGCGATCTGCTTCATCTGGCTGGCCGTATATTTGCCTGTGTCATTCAGCGTAACCAGCGTATCGACGGTGGAGCTAATCGAAGTATTCGTTTTGCCGGCCACCTCTTCAGCGGCCTGGTTGAGCTGCTGCATTGAGGCGAAGCCGGCACCACCCATCATAATGACAGAGCGGGCCACCTGATCGAACTGTTCAGACGAACTATACGCGGCTGCAGCCAGCAGGCCGATGGTGCCCACCAGACCGCCCAGGGCAATCGTGGTTGGGTTAATCATCGCAGCCATGCTGCGGATGTATTCGCCGACGCCGGACAGCGCTCCCTGTACAGAGCCAAACTGGTCTTTAATCTGCCCACCCTGCTGGAGCAGGATCAGGAACGGAGACTGACCACCAGCCAGCTGAGTAGCAATATCAGTGAACTGAGCCGGCAGCGTGCGCATGGCCGTGCTGTACTGGCCTACAGAAATACCGGCACGGCGGGCGGCTGCCTCCTGACGCGATAATGCCTCAGGCAGCACGTCAGCCACGCCAGAGAGCCGCTCACGCGTCTGGTTGAGGATGGTGTTGAAGTGATCAAACTGCGCGCTGTTGATGCGTCCTGATTCGAAGTGCGCCACCAACTGCGCGTGCTGCTCATCCAGCGAATTGAACGCCCGGATCGTCGGGTCGATGGAGCCCAACAGATTTTTCAGCGCGGCGGACTGCTTCTCGGCGGCCTGGGTGGCTGCCAGTTCTGTCTGGGCCCGCGCCGCTGCCTCGCCAGTGCCGGTAAGCTTCAGCCGGGTATCATCCAGAATCTTGTTATAGGACTGGAAGGTATCGGTATCCAGAAAACCCTTGGTCTGGAAGTTATGCAGCGCAGCCTGCTGCTCGTCCAGGCGGTTCAGCGCCTTGGTGACCGGGTCGATATTCTCCAGCAGGCCTTTGAGCGCAGTCTGTTGCTCTTTGAGACCTTCGCTGCCCTGCTTCGCAGACTCAGCGCCAGCGCGGAATACGCTGTTAAGGTCATCGGCTTTACCTACGGCTCCCGCCGCTGCTTCACCGAGTTTATCCAGTTCATTGCTGGCCGTTTTCAGATCGGAAACGTCAGCACGCAATGTGATCGAGGCGATTTGGTCACTCATCAGGCCGTCTCCTTATGCATCACTTTGAGAGCCTCGCTTTCCATGATTCGAATATCAGCCATGCAGGCCGCCGCATCCTCAACCCCGTGCAACTCAAACACCCAGGGGAGAACGTTGTAATCAAGACCGGTCGCACCACTCGCGCCGACGCGCCATTGGGTCGCCAGCGTGGAGAAGACAGTAAAGGCCTCCCATATGGATGGCAGGATCCCCACCTCTTCTTCCACGTCTTCAGGCGTTAAACCAAAAGCGGCTAACTCCGCGAGCGTCGGTCCCGGTGTATACATCGCTGCGGCGACCTGCCTCAGTTTTTTTCGCGGATGCCCATCAGCTCTTTGGTGTAGGCCAGGCCGATGCTGTCGAACGCGCGCGGATAGTTCTGCAGGAGGACGACCACGTTATCGCGGGTGAACTCGTCCGGCAGCGCCCAGTCTTCGACGATTTCCATCAGATAGTCGGCCTGTGGCGCGATAGGAGCTTTTTTGCCATCAGCCTTTTTTTGCAGTTGCTCGTCCAGAGCGCGCAGCTCTTCAAGCGTTTTATGGCGGAAGGTGAAGGTCAGTTTGCCGTCTTCTTTCCCGGCTTGTGGGATGCTGGCAGTAGCTGAAAACGTTGGGTTCGGGATCAGGGAGAATTGGGTCATTTCGGTTCCTTAGAAAATAAAAAACCCGCCGTAGCGGGTTTGATGATCGAAGTAGTAGCTTTAAAACTTAGATATTGAGGAGTTGATGCACAACATCTTTTGATATGATGTGTAACTACTTAAAATCAAAAACAAACCTTGCCGAATAAGTTTTATTTAACACATTAAACACGTCGGCATTTGTTAATTTGAAATTAAGATAATCATCTATGGCTTTGAATGATTCCTCCCAATTTGCCGCCACTGAAGTACCATCGAATATATGCTCGCACATTACCCAACAATCGTTTGCATGGTTCAACGCATCAATAATTGTCTTTAACTCTGGAGGAAGACTTGTGTTCATTAAAGCAGGCCCATTCACCAACTTAGTAGAATTACGCATCAATGCACTTTTTGCCCCTGGCACTCGTTCCCAATGCTGGGGCATATAAATAAAAACATTTCTTAGATTTAAAATAGATTTTTTAAATTCTATCTTTAACTTTAATTTCTCTTGGTCACGCCAAGTCGTAAGTGCCTGGCTTGCGTATCTCAAAGCAAATAGGGTTGCTCCTCCAGATATCAGTCCGCTAATAGCAGCTAACGCATTCCAATCCCAGCTCATGATCTGCCTCTATTAATTTTTATCTAGAATAGCATTATCACAGGCACTCAGTGAATGCCTGCTGTAATGCCTCAGCAGTCGTATTCAGGGTGGGCTACAGATCGGCACGCAAACATACAGGCTTTCTGCATTTTGGACTTGACCATTGCTACGCAGCGCTGATCGGCGCCAGTCTTTTTGACGGTGTCCAAAAAAGTGAGAAGATGACGGCTAACATCTTTGAAGCGGTTCATCACCTCAATGCCCCCTGCTGTTAAATTTCAGTAGCCTTTTACCAAGTTCCCATTTTGTGGTTTTGCTTCGTTCATCGATTTACCTGTTACTACTTATACGCGTGAAGCGCTACGAAGCCCGGCGAACCGGGCATGAATTGTTAGCTGACAGTGACGGTGCAAGCAGCAGAGGTGAGGGTCTTGCCTGCGGCGTCGGTAACTTCGCAGGTGTATGCACCAGCATCACCGGATGCGACCGATGCGATGTTGAACGTCGAAGCGGTTTTGCCCGGGATGGTGGTGCTGCCTTTTTTCCACACGTAGGTGTACGGTGCTGAACCACCCTGCATCACCACCGCCAGATCCAACGCAGCCCCAACTGCGAGGGCTTTGGTAGCCGGCAGGTCCGTCAGGAACGCCAACGGCATAGCCGAGGAATCAGCGATCGGGTAAATCTGCATATCCGATTCGAAGTTCATGCGCGCTTCGTTGCTTTCCACGGCGTTGATTTCGGTACGCGGCACACGCTGGAAGGATACCTTGGCGGAATAGTAACGATCCGCTTTGCCGCGCGGGTTGTGGAACCACACAGCAGTGGTATCGCTGGAGTCATCCAGGTCAATCAGACGCTTGTAGATTGCCAGCAGCGGGTCGTGAGCAAAGGTATAGACCTGAATCACCGCGTTTTTGAACGTGGGGATGGTACGGGCCTTATCATCCTCCAGGAACTGGATGGAGGTAGTCTGCTGGTCGCCGCCCTCAGTGGACAGCGTCATGACCTGCGGCATGGTGATCCACGAGTCGATTTTGCGCAGAGTCCCCGCGCCAGTGCCCGCCGGGAATTTCTTGGTGTCGGTAGTATCGAAGGCTTCCAGCACGATTTTATTACTGGTCACGGACTTAACGCGCAGCACCATGTTATCGAGCTTCAGCCAGCCAGAGCTAACTTGGACGACATCACCCGCGAGGATCCCGGCAGCCGAGGCAACGGTCAGTTCGCATTCCGTCGCGTTCGAGGCTGCAGTGAAGACAATCGGCGCAAGATAGGCCTTGGCCACGTTCACACGTGACCCGTTAGGGATTGCGAATGCCATTGCATTCTCCTGAATTGAGGTAATAAAAAACCCGCCAGGCGGCGGGTCAGTAATCAGCGCGGTACTGCATGCTGACGGGGGTGGTGTAGGTGATGGAGCCGCTACTGCCGTTTGGTGCAGATGTCGGGCGATCCTGTATCGGCGTGCGCACTTGCGGCGGGCCGTTGATGTATACGGTCAGATCACCTTCCACCAGCGGCAGGCCTTCAGGGAAGGCATCGGCAACAGACTTTGCCAGCCCTCGGGCCAGGGTCACGCCGCTGCCTGCAGGAGCGATGATGTTGAGCTGCAGAATGCCCTGGTACGTACGCAACTGGCCTTCCAGGTCCTGCCCCACGGTTTGAGCCGGCAGAACATAAACACGCCCGTAAGGCGCATTATCCGGGGGAGTAAACGCGATGTTCGGCCAGGCCACTGGCAGCCCGAGCGAGGAGCAGATAACCGCGATACGACCTTCCAGTAGGTCAGCGATCCGCATTGACTGGTCATCGGCCATTGCGCACCTCGCTCATTGCCTCACGGAACAGCTGCGCGGCGTCCAGCGCGGTGATGCCCACCATGCCGCCGGGGGCCTGACCGGAGTGCCCGTTCTCCAGCGCCTGTGCATAGGGCAGGTTATTGGTGAAGAAAATCGAGCTGACCTGTCCTACTCTGAACACCTCGAGCACGGCCATGCCGCGGGAGTTGGAACCCTGGCCGGAAGCGTCCGGTGTATCGTTGGATTGGGTCGGCTGGCTATCAAAGCCCACATACCAGTTGTTTTTGAACCGCCCGCCGACATAACCATCAGGCTTTTTGATATCCATCGAGTCATTAACACGCAGGCCGCGCTTAAGTCGTCCTGATTTGGTCATGTTGGCAGGATCATCACGCAGGGTCGCGTTATGCTCCCGAACTGCATCGTTATAGGCCGATGCCGTCTGGTTTACCTGCCAGATGTCGGGGTTACCAATTGGAGACATCTCCACCAGCTGCGCCAGGATTTTAATACCCGTCCGGCGCACCACCTCGTCCATCTCCTGCTTCGAACTATCCACGAACAATTTAATGGCAGCCAGAAACGGCTGATTAACAGTTCCGGCCATCGTTACGACCTCAGCTGGATGTTGTAGGAGATAACCACATCGGCAGGCTTAACCGGGTTAGGCTGCACCACGCGCCACTTTTTGCCGTCGATTTCGATGCGGTCATCGATGAGCACTTCCGTTTCGAACGTGGCCGCCAGCTTCTTGTCACCGGTGGCGATCAGGGAGCCGTCAATTTCACGAGCGGAGTATTCGGTGATGACGCCAGTGACAGTGGCTGTAACTGCGGGCGTGATGACTTCCTTCCCGAACTGGTCGCGGATCGTGCCGCCGCCGCGGGTAAGCTGGTATGCCTTCCCGTTCTCGGTCAGCAACCGGGTTGCCGTCGCGCGCATACGGCGGTAGTCGATAGGCATATCACCCCCTTTCGATACGGATCTGATTGCCGCCCACCACCAGCCCGCGCAACGAGGAATAGAACCAGGGGAATGACGGCGCGCCCTTAATCGTGCCCGGTTCGTATTGAACGGTAACCGCACCCTCGACGCGCTCCATCGTCACCGCCCCGCCACCAGCAACCGAAGGCGTGAGGTCAATCTCCTGCGATTCGATAGCCAGGCGGCACTGTGCATCAACCAGGCGCTGCGGGATAGTGTCATCCGGGAGGTCTACGCCATCAAAGCGCACGCCAGCGCGCGGCCAAGACAGCGGCTGAGTTGCGTTGGAGCGCTGTCCACGCCATTGCTGCCCTTCCAGATAGTCCATCGCCTGCACCAGCAACTGGTTGCATTCGCCATCATCGGCAGGAACGGTGTAACCGCGCCCGGCAGCGAAAGCTCGCAGGTCAGCAACGCTGGCGTAACTGTTGAAGCCTGGAACGTGGGGATCGGCAACCAGCATGCTTACTCCTCCAGACGCCAGTCCAGCGCCAGCCAGTTATCCACTTCGTCGGGGTGAACCTCAGCGCTCAGCGGGCCGCCGGGGAACTCTGGGGCATCTCGCACCATAGCCACCAGCTCAATACCTGGCTGGTCCTGCTGCTGGTCCTGCTGCTGGTCCTGCTGCTGGTCCTGCTGCTGGTCCTGCTGCTGGTCCTGCTGAACAGGAGTTTGTTCAGCGCCGCTCTGCGCTGCGAGCTTTTCAGCCTCACGCTGCGCGCGCTGCTCTTTGGTTAATCCGGCCATTGGGCCTCCTGAAAACAAAGGGGCCGAAGCCCCAGTGGTTAACCCATGATGATCGCGGAGTGACGAGGTGCCACAGCAGCTACACCCCATGCCAGACCAACCTCGTAACGCACCTGGCGATACTGACGGTACAGTGCCACCTGGAAGGTGATACCTGAGCCCGGATCGGTCACGTTCATGACGTCATCAGCAGTATCGCCACCTTCTGGCATCGCCGGGGTACGGCTGGCCAGCAGGAATGCCCCTCGGTCAAACGCCATGTTTGGCGTGAATTCGCTCAGCACGGTGACAGCGGCCTGGTCTGCCAGATCCTGGCGAAGGCCTGGCGAGCTGATGGTGATGCTGGAAGAAGTGGCCGCCACGACCAGATACTGGTTGTCATCGCCATCGAATTTCACTGCCGTGCCAGCAGCAATACCACCAGTGCCAGCAGAGATAGCAACAATGATGTCGCCCTCTTTCTTGGCGCCGTTAACCTTATAGCCAGCCGCAGAACTTTTCGCGGTGCGCTTAATGCTGAAGGACTCATGGAGGTTGAAGCCCATGATGCGACCGATGACACCTTCGCGCAGCAACTGGTCAGTACCAGCTTCGTTCGCCTTGAACAGCACGGATTGCTTGCCGCGGATGGACGCCATCGCTTCGCCGCCCAGTACCATGCGCATATCCGTAGTTGGTGCGCCGTTATCGGTCAGAATCTGGCGGGCCAGCGCTGCATCGGATAGGTCATCTTTGATGCTAAACGGAGTATCCTTCGACGTGCCAACCGCGCGAGATGAGTTGAGGTATAGTGCAGCGAGGTCAGCATCCACTTCGTTCGCCAGCGCGCGGAACGCCTGTTTGAACTGATCAGCCAGGATGGTGTTGTAAGTCCCGGCCGGGCCGAGCGCCAGTTGCTCTTCGCCATTCCATTTCACCGGGGCCATTTTGGATTTGGTGATTTTGACGTCCACACCACCGATATTCTGGTCGCCGGTATTAGGCGCTGACGGTCCTGGGACAATGTCTTCAGTCGTGGCCGCAGGCGCTACTGGCGCACGCACAGTCTGGTCCTTAGCTGCTGCATCAGCTTTGGTGTCACGTGAAACTGCAGGGATAAAGCCGGTTTGTTCACGGGACACTACGTCCAGCGCGGTATAGATGGTCGGGATCAGACCAGTAAGGGTATTGCCTGCCATTTATGGCTCCTTTCGATTTAATCGACGATGCTGACGCCGTCTTTCAGCGCTGCCTGCTTGCCAGCGTTATCCAGGGAATCAAACGCACCGCGTTTCATGGTTTTTTGCCCGGCCTGATGCTGCGACTGGTGGGAGCCACCGCCGCTGTTGCCGGACGCTTTGAGGATGTAGTCTTTCTGCGGATGCAACTCGACCAGAGATTCCAGCGCTTCATCGAAGCCAGCCAGTTCGCCGGGCTTGGTTCGGGAGAACACCTTGTTGCCCTGCCCGTCGTAAGCCACGACCTTGCCGTCTTCGATTTTAAAGTTCTGGCCGAAGTGGGAACGCACGAACTCAGCCGGGATCGCCATCTTCTCGGAAATGAACTTCGAACCGCCGAAGCGGCCGCCGAGCATCTCGTCGTAGAGCTGGGTTTCCAGTTGCTTGGTTTTGCCGTTCGCTTCGTCCAGTTGCTGCTGGTAAACCTTGGTGATCTCGGCCTTAACCTGGTCAACAGCGCCAGCGTCGATCAGCTTCTTCTGGTCGATTTTGGTCATCATCTCCAGGGCTTCGAGCGCCTTGGTCGGGTCAGTGATGCCAGAGAATTTAGCGAGACCGGCCTCCGCCTGCTCCTTCGCTTCTCGGTGGGTTTTGGCCTCGCCGTTCAGGGAGGTGATTTTGGTCATCGCTGCGGCTGCGTCGAACGGGAATTCTTTGCCGTCGTCATGGACGTACACAGGCATACCGTTTTCAACGACCACATTGCCGTTAGCATCAAGTTTGAGTTTCATTGTTTTGCTCCAGCCTTCCGGCCATTGGTAATAGGTCATCCGACCCGGTCACCGCGTCGCATCCGCTCAGCGGCAGGCATAAAAAAGGCCACCCGAAGGCAGCCTGATATTGATAGGGTTGTGTTATTCAAATGCCGACGCATCCACGCGGCGCAGTTCGTCCAGGGTAAGGAACTCCCCGGCATCGTTGAACATCTCCGGCACCGTGATTTTGCCGTCACGCAGCATCATGGCCCGGGTAACACCCAGTACCTGCTCCTGCCGTGCGTACGGCTGCCGGGCGAGCCAGTCGGCATAGCTGGTATGCGCTGGCACCTGCCCGTCCATCGACGCACGCGTGGCGCTGCTCAGCTCATCGCGGGGGATCTTTAGCTCTTCCCATGATTTCGTGACCAGGGTTTCCCCAGAGCGGCAGCAGAAGTGGATTTTGCCGGGACCGCGCAGATAGGGCACCACATGCCCCAGCGGCTTGCCGTCGAGCGTGTAGAGCTTGCGGTCACGGATGATGCACCACTGGCTGGTATGCGTATCCAGGGTTGAGGACCACTGCTTGGCCTTCACGATATCGCTGTTGGTCTGAGCGAACTCCTGGCGCGCCGTGGCGGCCATATGATTCACCGCAGTGCGGGTCACCACCGCCAGGTCGCGCCTGGAGGCATTGATCACCCCGTCTTCACGGTTGCGCTGCGGCGTGCCGGTAACGCGCCGGACAATCAGCTCTACCGTTTCACCCTGGAGGAAACCGGAGCGCACAGCGTTGGTGATTTTGTCCAGCCGATCGGCTTCAAGCTTCTGGCCCCACTCCTTCAGCAGGCGCCCCTGGAAGGGCTGCGCCACTGCTGCGGCGTATACCTGCTCGGGGGCAATGCTCTGAAGCGGAACGTGAGTGAGGATCTGCTTCGGAATGATGCTGCTGAACAGGTCCAACTGATACCCGGCCTCATACTCAACGTAGCGCGTCAGTTCCCGCGCCAGCGCATCGTTAACCGGCTCATAGGCCTGTTGGTTCAGGTCGCGCACACCCACCAGCAGTGAGGCCAGGCGGCGGGCACTGTAGGTATCGGCACGCTTGCCATCCAGCAGCACCAACAGCTTTGCGGCCAGGTCAGCATCCATTTTGTTCAGCAGCGCTACCATGCGTCGGGCGACGCCCGTACCGTAGCGGTTCACATGCAGACCGTGCGCTATCGTCTCGTCCTGGAGGCGATCGTTAACTGAACGAGCCATATCACACCTCGTCCACTGTCGGTTCGGTCAGCGAGGCTGATTCAGCAAGCAGCTCGCTCAGCACCACATCGGGATCTGCATCAGCGTCAATCAGGTTGAGTTTCTGCAGCGCCTTAATCGCGTCAACACGGCGGAGGTCACCACCCTGGCGCAGCGACTGAATGGCCAGCGCCGCCGGAGGGTTGAACTCTTTCGACTCAACATCCAGTTCAGTGCGTACATCGACGCTGCCGCCGTCTTTCTCGCCGATGTACTCGGCCATGATTTGCAGGATGTTGTCGATCGCGTCTTCCAGGCTGGTTGCCATGGTGTAGAGCGGGGACTGCTCCTGCATCTTCTCTTCTGAGGTCTGGTCAACAGACTTGGTCGAGGTATTGTCGGTGCGCAGCAGCTTTGCGCCCGCCTGGCGCATTTGCTCTACCAGATCCGCCAGCGACTCTTTACCAGCGCCGATAGAGGAGCCGGTATGCTCGACGTATTCGAGCCCTTGTTTCTGACGATCGTTAAAGCTTGCCGCAGAGGAAGAGCCAATCACCAGCTCCTGCCCTTCCTCGAGCCCGAATACGGTGAGGATCGGCACCCGGGCGACGTGCAGAATGTTGTCCTGCTCACTCTGGCTCTGCCAGTGCTTAACGTTCAGCAGCGCCATATTGAGTAGCGGCGGTGAGCCGCACATAAAGCCGGTGCGCTTGGTGTAGAGCGTTACCAGGGTAATATCTCGTCGGGAGGTCTGCCACTCTTCATGCAGCGCCCAGTTCACCTGACCATCGGTGCCAGTAGCCTTGCGGTAAATCTGCACTTTTCCGGGTGTCAGGTAGCGAATTTGTTCGACTTTCGTCTGACCGAAGTCGTCACCGTCTTCGACCACAACCTCTTTGATGCGCAACTCGGTGAGCGCAACCTTGCCGCCGGTCATCTTCGACTTCCAGCCGATCACCTGGCGGGGGTTCAGCATCGTTACGTATGGCCGCGCGCCGGTCGCCTTCTCATCCGCCTTGGTCTTCACCTGTTCGGGGTCAACGCGCGGATAGTCCACCAGCGCATGGGAAAGGCCATACTGCATCGCCAGGCTAAAGAACGACTGCGCCCATACATCAAGACGGGTGCCTTCCAGGTCCACGTCTTTTGCGAACTCACGCAGTTGGTCCGGCACGTTCTCGCCCAACTGGATTGGCTCAGCGAATACACGGCCAACGTTCTGGTTAATGGTCTCTTCGTAGGCAGGAAGAAGCGTGGCCACAGCCAGGCGCTTTTTGTAATCCTCTTTGTCCTCTTTCGGCCAGCGCGGCAGATAAGCCTCACCAAGCTGGCGCATGTACAGCGTGCCGCCCATCAGGGCGTCGTTGATGTCCCACGCCTGCACCATGTTCCCATAGTCCAGATTGGGGGTTGAAATATCAGGCATGGAGTTAAATCCGTAGGTTGGTGACTTTGCCAGTTGGTTTGCGACGGTTTGTCTTCACGACCCCGAAATAGCGGAATCCGTCAGAACCGTGTGATGTTTTGTCGTGCAGCGGCTTGTCTTTCCAGCAGCCGCGCTTGTCGTCCCACTCTTTGCGATAGCCCTCAAGATGGGAGATCCCTTCGGCGCATTTCTCTTCGTCGAATACGCATCGGGGCAGAATTTCACGCACCGACTCAATGCCGGTATCGACTGACTCTTTTGGCACCACCTGAAATTTCAGAGAGTATTTATGCCCATCTATCTCATAACCTTCGCGCGCGATCTCACGCCGAGACTTGGCATCACTACCGAACTCCCTGTTGTCGATATCGTGCGGCCCCCAGTGCTCACCGTAGGTATAGCCACGGTCTTTTAGCACCTTCATGTAGTGCCTCAGGCCTTCGCCAGAGTTTTCGTAGTAGTCGATGATATGGAACTCTTCTCCGACCTCGCGAACGAACCAAATAGCCGTTGAGTCACCCACACCGATATCCCAGAACGTATGTACCGGCAGATGTGAGTTAACGGGGATTTTGCCGATCCGCTTATTGGTATAGAGCCAGCGGAACTGTTTGGCATAGTACGCGCCCTCGACCGACTGCTGGAATGCCTCGGCCGGGATGGTCGGATACTCACGCTTCATGTCATCGCCGAGCGTTTTCTCTTTGGCGTAGTACCAGGCCTTCTGGCGGTCGTTTACGACAAAGCCGTGCTTCGACTCCATCTCATCGAAGTAATCAACCAGACGTTGCGGTAGCGGCTCTACCGGATCGATTGCGTACTGCGGATTCTTCCACCAAGAGAAGAAGAAAAACTTCCAGTCCAGCGCGGATAACGGTTTGCCTTGAAGCAGCGCCTTCTCTGCTGTCTGGCAGTAATCGAAGAAGTATCCCGCCCGGCCCTCCGCCGTGCTCTCGATAGTGGCGAAGCATCCTGTAGATACCGCCTCGAATGCACCAGTGACGATTTCACGGGCTTTGTGGGGAAACTTGGCGCATATCTTCCCGAACTCAGAAACATGCAAGTAACGCAGCGTACCTCCACGAAATGAGGTGCTGACGTAGAGCGAACCGCCCTTTTTGAATACCAGCTCACCAGAAGAGTCATTGCTCGCCGGGTTCGCCGCCCTGATTTCTTTGGGCAGCTTGTCGTAGGCGTACTTCACCTTTTCACGGAATAGGCGTTTGGCATCATTCAGTGTGTGGGCGATCAGCGCGCACTTCGCCGACTCAAACAGCGCCGCATCCAACTGGATGATACAAACCTCAGTTGTGAATCCGAGCTGCCGGGCTTTCAGAATGATATTGCGGGTATGGATCCCCTCGAAGTATTCCCGCTGCTCAGGCGTCATCCTGAAGCGCGTAGGCTTACCCTCTTTGTCGGTGATCCAGTAGAGATTGTTCAGCCGCCAGTCTTTATCAGCCAGCAGCTTGAGGTGCTCAGGCTTCATTACGCCCCCTGAGAGAGCGAATCCATCAGGTCAGACAGTGCGTCAACGACCTTATCTTTTTCGCCTTCGTCCATGCTGTAGGCCTGACGCTCGAGGCCAATGAGATTCTTCAGCGTCTCGCTCAAAGCCTTCATCGACTTAACGCGCTCCGGCATGCTGATGATGGCGTGGTAAAGCTCGTTCAGCCGGTCACGCCCGTGATCATCGGGATCCAGCATCAACGCGCCCAGCTTACGCAAAGACTCTACGTCTGCGCATTCAGCTTCAAGCTCATCAAACAGCGCATTCGCCAGGGTTCTCGCTCGGCGGATATCACCGCGATGCTCCATGCGTACCGTGGCAATAACCTCAGCAGTAGCCTCTATCAGTACGCGCTCAGACAGTACCGTTTCGCTGCGTACCTGTTTGCGTACCTCAGCTTTGCGTACCAGATCGTCAGCGCGTTCTTTCACCTTCGCATTGAGGTCACGTGACCACTCATCACGTTTGGCACGCTTACGGATAGCGCCTTCGCTGATGCCGTTCTGCGATGCAATTTCACGGAGGGACATCACCCCGGCCCGGTAAGCCGATTCGATAGCCTCCCAGTCCGGTTTGCTCATTGGTTACTCCTGCTATTACGCCTTTACGATGAGTCTGCCCATGGTGATGGCAATAAAAAAAACCGCCCGGGGGCGGCTTGAACCCTAAATTAATGCTTAGTCTAATCTGGAGTCTGACAGCCCATGCATTATGAACGCCTTGATTGCCGCGCAGACTTCAAAATAAGCCCCATTCTCTTCAGGTGAAGATACGATGATTTGCCTTGTACCTTCCCCAACATCTACGATTAACCGTCCACCATCCATACGTAACGAAACCGCCACAAGGTAGTGAGCACCTCCGCCATATAACGAATCATCGACGACTGTCGAAATTAAGCACATGATAATGTGATCATCATTAGTCCTGAAGGCCGCAACTGGTTTGCTCTCGTATAACCCCTTGCTGTTAATTTCCCCACAGGTGACATACGGTTGATCCACACCATTGGCATCTTTCCACGATTTTGCAGGGAGAATTAACGAATCCTTATATTCATTAAACAATGAAATCAGTGATTTTCGGAGAAAGTCCTGCCGCGTATTATGTTTCATTTCCAGCTCGATGCGCTTATTCTTGATATCTTCATAACTGATGCTCATTCCGCTCTCCAGAGGGTTATGTCGGATAAGCATGATTATCACCTTTTTCAATTACTTTTGTTGATTCCAGTCACCATTATCATGCTCACCCGGAGAGGAGCTTTGGAATGGATAGCAATCGGCGTCGGCACGCGCAACAGTACTGACCTGCCCACATACAGGCTTCCTGCATTTTGGTGCGGGCGAGCGACAGACAATTCAAGACGTCATCAATCTCACACGCCTGCCCGATGCTCAGCATCGTCTGGGCCATTGCGGACAGCCATCAATTGCTCAAGCTCGATATCGAGCAGACTGCAAAATTGACGACTGACGCCGTTCAAGCGGTTCATGCGCTCAATGTCACCCGGCGTTAACGTGCGATATCCCTTTACGATACTGCCATCTTGCTTAACAGCGCATGATGATTATGCCCCTAAGAGGGTTAAGCCATTACGATGGGTCTGCCCATGGTGATGACAATAAAAAAACCGCCCGGAGGCGGTTATATTCAGCAGGTCAGCATATTATCTGTGAATGACAAATAGTGATTTGCATCGAGGACAAAGCAACGGCAGCTCCTGTCGTACTTTTGTGGAAGGTTGATTAGAGTGATGACCACATATCGGGCAAGTCACTGTTGTTTTGGTCGCCGCTTCAACGCGTTTAAGTGCGTAATCGAAGAATGACATAATTCTTAACCCCTCTAAGAGTGAGGTCTATCATACCACGACTGGCCATTTTTTAACCACGGGCACCCATCACTTTAGCACTTAATCACCGAGTTAATAATCTGCTAACTATTCTCGGATGTTGCATTAGTGAACTTGTTTGACACAACCCACCAGCCTCCGCAACTGAGCTTTTGAATGACTGCCACTACCTGGAGTGGCCACGCTCATGCCCTTGAGTTCATCACCCCGGTTCGTCTCTGCTCCCCGTTAGCTATAACCAGTGCGTGACTGGCGATCACGCTGCGTCACTGGCGCTTCTTTTCTTATTAACCCTTACCAGATGCAAAGCTGACTCTCAACGCGGAGACTCGGGCGCAGGTCATTACCCTGCGATAGCAGCCTTTCGGCTGCTGCGGTCTGGCCGCTTTATCACTTCATTTTTTTCTTCATACAATAAAAAAACCGCCCGCAGGCGGTTTGTGAGGATTTATGCGCTGGGTGCATAGCAACTTATCAAAACAGTTCGGAAATCTTCCAGAGACATACTTTCTGTAATTTTCCCTGTTATAGCTATTTTCGTTCTACCCATGACATCCAATCCACCGATGAATCTTACATCGTAAGACACTGCAGTGCTGTTTTTGAGATGATCTATGAGTTTACTAATAAATTCTTCCTTCCCATAAACCGCAAAACAACATTTTCCACAGAGCATACCTTCTAACCTTCCCTCAAGCATTTTACGGCCTCTTAGGAAAAAGGTTTAATGATTGTAGCTGAATGTCAGGTTTTACCTACCATATTTCAGAGGCAATTTTATCCCTAGTCATTTAAGCGGCAATTATCAAGCCCACCCGCAGATGAGCTTTGGAATGGCTTAACAATCAGAGTCAGGACGTGTTACTGCACGACAGGCCCACATGCAGGCTTCTTGCATTTTGGTGCGGGCAATAGACAGGCAGCGCAGTGCGTCATCAATCTCACGTGCCTGCTCAGTGCTCAGCATTGCTGGCCCATTACGGACAGTAAGCAGCTCGCTGCGCTCGGTATCCAGCAGGTTGCAGAAGTGACGACTGACGTCCTTCAGGCGGTTCATACGTTCAATGTCGCCAGGTGTTAACGTGCGGTAGCCCTTAACGGTGCTGCCATCCTGTGGTTTTGCTTCGCTCATCAGGTTTCCTCAGTTAGTAAAAAGCCCCGTTATTGCGTGGCCCGTGATTCTTCAATTTTTCGGATGCTGACCTTGTCGATGTTGCACTGACCCAGCGCCGACAGCAGGCTCACATTCAGATCCAGACTGGCCCCATAGGTCAATGGTTCGGGAATGGCTGGCTGTTGTGTCTCAGCTGTCAGGTTTACCGGAAGCGGCACTACCGGAACCGGTACGTAGACTGTCCGCGAATTGCCGCAGCCGGTCAGCAGCAGCAGAAGGCACAGGCCGATGAGCGCAATCATCATCCGCAACAGCCACTTTGATATCTGCCTGGGCTCTCTGCGACTCCAGTGCGATCTGGTTCTTTGCATCCTGGCTGGCCTCTGAAATAGCGTTGATGATGTTCACGGCCTGAATGACATTGGCGGCAATGGCTTCGGCCTGACTGGCGCTCTGCTCAGCAGCATCAGCGCGCGACTGTTCCGACTGGTATTTATCGTGGTAATGGATAACAGCCCACCAAGGCGCAAACACTAGCACCACCCAGACCACCAGTTTCCAGTTGAGGTTGTTCATGCCAGCGCCGCCAGCGCCCGACTGTAACGCACCTTGCGATCAGCCAGCCCATTCTGCCCACCGTTGATGGTCTGGGTGACACGCACGATATCGCCGGAATACAGCAGGCAGCCGCATAACGCGAAGAACCAGGCCGCCGACCGGGCAGCGTGTCGCTCCTGCTCCAGCAGCTCTGGCGTGCTGACCAGATCCAACTTCAGGGCGGTGCCGCATTTTGTGTAGTTCTCCCGCCCAGTGATTTGCAGCAGGCCACGGCCACGATACTTCCAGCCATCGCCCTGGGTGTTATTGCCCATGCGGGCGCCGTATATCAGGTTGGCGATTTGAGGTTGGCGGGCGGTTTGCTTACCATCAACCCGTCCCAGCATCTCGCACTGGTACGGCGTCAGGCGTTTACCGAAAGTTTTCTTCAGGCCATCGACCGAGTAGTTGAAGTTCTCCACCAGCGAGGTAAAGCCTGCCGATTCGTGGCCTAGTTGCGCAATGAACATGGCCTGATCGTTAACGGCGGTGATGCCGAATTCTTTCATTGCCGCGTCGATATGCGGATACCAGCGCGCAGCTAACCCGGCGCTTAGCCCAGCCGCCTTCTGAAATTGTGCCTGATTCATAGGGTTCCTTACTTGGTGTCACCACCGAAGCGGACGTTGATGACTCGGTTTGCTACAGAACGGACCTGCTCGACGCCGACAAAGCCCAGCGCGCCGCCGATTGCTATGGAGAGGGATTGAGGAAGGTTGACGTAATCCAGAGCGGATACAGCTGTTAAGGTCATGGCGCCGCACATCAGGCCTTCCAGCAGCATCTTTTTCCAGCCACCTCCGCCGTAGGCAATTCTCAGCACTGCCATCACTACTGACAGCAGCACGGCGCCAATAGGTGTTTCGCCACGCCACCAGCTGTGGAGTAGATCGATTAACTCCGTCCAGGAGTGGGGGTCATTATGCATTTTCATATCTCTCACCTCGCTGTTCGCGGGTGTTGTGCTGGAAGGGTCAGGCTCTCCGGATGAATTAACGACAAACCTTGATGGGGGTTTCCGGGAGCCTGAAAGAGAAAAAGGCCGCCCAAAGGCAGCCTCTTAAATTTGTTGGTTTTTCCGAAATATTGAACAGTTACAACCGATTTGAATTTAACTACTAGTTAACATTATAAACAATGAGGATATGATTAAACCAAGTTGGTAATAATTGCAGGGAAATGACGATGTCGCATTTCCCGCTTTTTTTTGGCATGTCGATAAAAAAGCTCCGGCATTGGCCAGGGTGAAGAGGTGTTCTGTTTCGGATTGCTTTGGTGGGCTGATTATCTCAGGTATTCGGCGCAGGAATTGAGCCGAAAAATGTGTGATGCCGGGTGCCTCCCGGTGACTCTGCGCCAGACCACAGAACCGCGCTACTCACCTGCCTGTCCAGACGCCCCACCGCATAGGGGGATTCACCACACGGTCACCATACTCGGCACAATCCATAAAAGATAGTTATTAATTTATTTTCACTTTTCTGAGCGCAGGTTTTTAATCGTTCTGGCATCTGGCTCTCTGTTTTCTGGCAACCGAGGGGCTAACCTTGGCATGTGCAAAAAACATACAGGAGGGTCAAATGTATAACTCTATTTTAGTTCCCATTGACATTTCCGAGGATAGCCTGACAAACACAGTGATTCCTTTTGTTCAGGCGCATGCAACTCTCAACACAGCCAAAGTCCATTTTCTTACTGTTATTCCTTCGCTTCCGTATTATTCAGCCTTGGGCCTGGCGTATTCAGCAGAAATGCCTGACCTGAAAGAATTCCAGCAAGCTGCTTTAACAAAGCTGGATGAAATTGTTAAAAAGTTCCGAATACCTGACGAAAAAATACTAACTCACGCCGTAACTGGTTCACCAAAAGACCAGATCCTTAAGCTCGCAGACATGATAAATGCTGACTTAATCATTATTGCATCCCATAAACCCGACATCTCAACATATTTGTTAGGTTCGAATGCTGCGGCTGTTGTACGGCACGCGAAATGCCCTGTCCTGGTCGTTAGGTAGATATCACAAGTTTGTGAAGTGCAATCTGCATGAAGAACGGAGGGAGCCTCCAGAGGTGTGAGGTTCCCCAGGAGTTTTAAATCGGGTTAGGTGGAGTGATTTCACGGGCAACTCACGCAAGCGTAATTAATAAAAAACCCGCTCGGTGGCGGGTTTTTTAACGGTGAACACACAATGCCCATCGTTGGAACGAAATTAACACAGATTCCGGAAAAGTAAATAGCTGAAGCTTGAAACGTAAGCTATTTCCGTGAGCGCTATCGCGTTATCTGTTTCAGCTGCGCCTCTGCCCAAGCCTCTTCGATATCAAATTTCGTGATCAGCTGATCGTAGAATGGCTTGACCGACTTTTCCCAGGTGGCGACAGTGATCGCATCGGTGAGCCGGCAAATAGCCGCATATGCCTCAGTTGAAGGGATTCGCTCATAACCACGCCCGCTGCAGCGCTTGCAGGTGCCAAACACCGGTACGCCCTGCCTCTTCGTTTCCTTCTGGTTTACCGCTGTTCCGCGTCCCCGGCAGTCGTTACAGGCGCAGCTGATAACCTTCTTCCCCTTGCAGACCGTGCACAGCACCCGGGCCACCTCTTTCACCTCGCGCCGATTCTGATGCTGCGAAGGGATAACCTTTAGCCCCCATTTTTTTGATTTTTGGATGATGTCCTTTGCGCATCCAGAGATGCTGGTTTTCATACTAAATACGTCAGCCTCAACGAACCCCTGCCCCGCGCAGCATTCGCAACCCTTCACGCTGGCGGCGCTGCGGGAATAATCCTCGAAAGCGAAGGCGGCGAGCTGGCGCATCACCAGCGGCTTAACCGTGGCGTCCAATTTGCGTAGTGCGGCGACCTTATCGCATTTGGTCAGCGCGTACTCGGCCAGCAGCGCGATCGCCCGCTCCCGATCGTTCTGACTGATCCCCATTTTCCCGAGGAAAGCGCTGTAGCCCATGGCAGCGCGTTCCTGCGTCATACCCATGGCAGCCATGATATCGGTGCCGGTCAGTGAATCTGATGCAGTAGCGCGCGGGGAGTCGCTGATCATCGTGGACTTTGCGAAGTGGTATTTCACCGTGTTTTCGAGGTTCATGCTGCGGCTCCTGCCATCAGGTAAATGCGAATAAAGTTACGAAGAATGCGATAGTCCACCAGCACCGTACCCGGGCGGCGATAAATGCGAAGGCGCAGCCAGCGCATGCGAAGCGATTCGACCAGTTCTGGTTTCATGCTGGCTCCAGCTCGGTGATGGTCAATTCCAGTTTGCCGCCCTTGATGATCGGCATCCGTTTTACGCGGTAATCGTCAACCTGCTGGTCGTCCTGCCAGAACCCGGCTTTGGTCAGCGCGTCGAATGCAGCCTTCTGCAGGTTGTCCAGGTCCCGACGGCGGCGGTCAGGCATGTGGCATTCAATGCGGATCTTTACCGGCGCGGTGATGCCGATATCCAGCATCTCGTCTTTGATGATTTGGGCTACACGGTCGCGGTAGGCCTGCCCATCTGTGCTGATGTGGGTGCGCCCGCGGTTGTGGCGGTAATAGCGGTTGTTGCTCGGCGGCCACGGCAATGTGATGTTGTAGGTATTCATTGGTCACCACCCTGCAGTTGGCGAATGGTGAGGTTCCCGCAGAATACGGCACCGGTGTCGATGTAATACTGGTTAGCGAATCGCAACGGCATACGCGCCGGGGTGTGCCCGAAGATGAACAGGTCTGCGCCTTTGATTTCCCTCACTTCTCCTTTCTGAGAATTACCAATTCGATCGCGATTCCAGATGACCATTTCCTCTGGCAGTGGCTTGCCGAATTCATATGCGTCGTGCGGATAGTCAGCGTGGCAGATCACGTATTTCTTATCGCCAGTGACTAGCTCGATGATCAGCGGAAGTTGCCCCACTTTGGGGAGCAGATATTTGAGCTGCATATCCTGCTCGACATCCAGTTGATGCCACCACCCTGCGCCGTTTGACATCCAATGGCTGAAGCTTCCGCCGTTCACCAATGCATCAATCATCATCTGTTCATGGTTGCCACGAACGGCCCGGAACCATGGCTGATTAATCAGAACCAGGCACTCCACGTTTTCGGCACCGCGGTCGATAAGGTCGCCAACGGAGATAAGAAGATCCTGGGCTGGGTCGAAATCCACCTTACCAAGCTGGGTCATGAGGTTCGTGTAGCAGC